ACCCCTATATCACTGATTAATTTATATGTAAGTCGTAAATTCATATAATTCGATTATTGGAAATTAGGACAAAGATAATTAATTTTGCGTAAAAAACAAAGCTTAAATTAAGCTTTAATCAAAACTCTGTTATGGAAGTAAAATTAGAACTTAAAAAAAGAAAGGACTAGTAAATGATAGATGGAACGTTAAAGGTTCTAGCTGAAAAGCTAGAAGACGAGCGCAATCGTATTTTAGAAAGTTTAGGTGACGGGCATGCGCAAGATTTTGCTCAATACCAAAACAGTGCAGGCATTATTCGAGGTCTTATGATTGCACAAAGACACATAGCAGACCTTGCAAAAAATATGGAGATGGACGATGAGTGAAATCATTACGCCAAATAAAACAATTGTGGACTACAAAGGCAAGGCAGTAACAGCTGAAGAAGAACCTAAGCAAGAACAAAAACCAACTCAATTACCAGAAGTCAAAGGCTATCGCATTTTATGTGCTGTGCCTTCTGTTGATGAAAAGTATGAAAGTGGAATAATTAAAGCAGATAAGACTAAACACATTGAAGAACATTCGACTGTAGTTTTATTTGTTATTAAACTGGGAGATATGGCTTATGCTGATAAGGATAGATTCCCAACAGGACCCTGGTGTAAAGAAGGCGACTTCGTAATCACTAGAGCATATTCGGGTACTCGTATCAAAATACATGGTAAAGAGTTCCGCATTATTAACGACGATACCGTAGAAGCAGTGGTCGATGACCCACGTGGATACGAACGCGCATAAGGAGAAGAAGTATGGTAAAGATTGTAAATGAAATACCTGCAGAATTTGAGGACGAGACTACGGAAGTAGAAGTAATGTCTAAAGAGGATAAGCAGGATTACGAAGAAGCTGCACAAGCTAAACAAGAGGAATCTAAAAAAGCTAAAGCAGAACCTGAGTTTGAAATTGAAGAGGAAGATGACACTCCTCCACAAGATCGAAACCGAGACCCACTACCCAAAGATATAGTAGACGAATTAGAAAATGATAATTTGGAAGACTATTCTGCCAAAGTTAAAGCCCGACTAGCTCAAATGAAGAAAGTTTGGCACGATGAACGTAGAGCTAAAGAAGCAGCTGACCGTGAAAGACAAGAAGCTGTGGCAATAGCACAACGAATTATCGATGAAAATAAACGACTAAAACAAACTTTAAGTTATGGAGAAGAAGATTATCTCAAAACACTTAAAGAAAAATATGAAACTGATTTAGCTGTAGCTAAACGAGACTATAAAGAAGCATATGATCTAGGAGATACCGATAAAATAATTGAGGCTCAAACTAGATTAAACGACGTTCAGTTTAAATTATCTAGCGCTGCGGGGCTTAAACCTCAGTACAAGATAGATAATACTTTACAAACGCCTCAAAATAGTGGACAATTAGCTCAAAATAGTATCCAAGTTCAAAAGCCAGATAGCCGCGCATTAGAATGGCAGTCTAAGAATACTTGGTTTGGTCAAGATGAAGAAATGACCAGCTTGGCTTTGGGCTTGCATGAAAAATTAGTACGGTCAGGTGTAAACCCGACTAGTGAAGACTACTATCGTCGTATAGATGAGACGATGCAAAAACGTTTCCCAGAATACTTTGGGGAATCTGATGATTCGTTGGAGGACAAACCTGCCCAACGCAAACCCTCGACTGTAGTTGCTCCGGCTACGCGTAGTACCGCGCCTAAAAAAGTACGACTAACTAAAACACAGTTAGCATTAGCTAAGAAGTTTAAGTTAACCCCGGAACAATATGCAAGAGAACTTTTAAAAACGGAGAACGCAAATGGATAAACGCCAAGATAGAGATTTAGAAATACGTGAAACAACCGAGCAAAGAAGTAAAACATGGGCACCCCCATCATTACTTCCAGAGTTTAAAAAACAACCTGGTTGGGCGTATCGATGGATACGAATCACATTAGCTAATGAGGCGGATAATCGTAACGCTTCTTCTAAAATGCGTGAAGGCTGGGAACCTGTGAAACATTCAGAGCACCCAGAAATAAATTTACCAGTAAGCTCCAACAGTCATTTCAAAGATGCTGTAGAAGTAGGAGGCTTACTACTTTGTAAAATGCCACAAGAAATGGTAGATCAGAGAAACGCTTATTATAAAGATAAGGCAGATGGTCAAGCTAAAGCTGTTGATAATAGCTTTATGAAAGAAAATGACCCTCGTATGCCTCTTTTCTCAGATAAAAAGTCTACTTCGTCTTTTGGCAAAGGTTAAACAATTCTTTAAGGAGAAATTATTATGGCAGCTTACGGATTAAAACCTGTAAAGCGTGTTGATGGTATGCCTTATGCAGGCGCTACAAGGCTATATAAAATCGACCCTGCTGGTGAAGCAACTAACTTGTTCTATGGACAGGTTGTTAACATCGGTGCGGACGGTTATATTGCTTTATGTACTGCATCAGGTGCAGACGCTACTACGAACAACTTAGGTGGTTCAGGCGTCGGTGCTATCGGCGTTTTTGTTGGTTGTGAATATACCAACGCACAAGGTCAAACAATATTTTCACAATACTACCCATCTGGCACTGCTAATGGTGGTGACATTGTGGCTTATGTTGTAGATGACCCAAATGCACTATTTATGGCAGAATTAGATGATACAGCTACGCAAACAATGGTTGGTACTAATACCACTTTTGCTACAGCACAAACTACTTCTACCGGTTCTACCACTACTGGCGTTTCTAACTCTCAGTTGGACGCAACAGTTGCTACTACTGCTAAGGCATTTAAAATTGTTGCTTTAGCACCAGACGAGTCAACAGCAGCAGTGTTAGTTAAGTTCAACCCTAGTTTCCATCGCTTTACTAGTGATGTAGGTCTATAAGGAGATTAAATCATGGCAATTTCAAGAGCTCAGTTATTAAAAGAGTTGCTCCCAGGCCTTAATGCTTTATTCGGAATGGAATATCAGCGCTACGGTGAAGAGCACAAAGAAATATACGAAACAGAATCTTCAGAACGTTCTTTTGAAGAGGAAACAAAACTATCAGGCTTTGGTAGTGCACCAGTTAAAGGGGAAGGCGCAGCTATCTCTTATGACAATGCACAAGAAGCTTGGACAGCAAGATACAACCACGAAACCATTGCTTTAGGTTTCTCTCTAACAGAAGAAGCAGTTGAAGATAACCTCTACGACACTTTATCTGCTAGATATACTAAAGCATTAGCTCGTGCTATGTCTTACACAAAACAAGTTAAAGCTGCTAACGTTTTAAACAACGGTTTTAACTCTAACTACGCAGGTGGTGATGCTAAAGCTTTATTTGCTACAGACCACCCATTAGTTAACGGCGGTACAAACAGCAATACTCAAGCAGTTGCTGCTGACTTAAACGAAACTTCATTAGAAAACGCAGTTATTCAGTTAGCTGGTTGGACAGATGAAAGAGGTTTATTGATTGCTGCTAAACCACGTAAATTAATTATCCCACCAGCGTTACAATTCGTTGCTACACGTTTATTAGAAACTGACTTAAGAGTTGGTACAGCTGATAACGACATCAACGCATTACGTACAAATGGTGCGATTCCAGAAGGTTATGCAGTAAATCACTTCTTAACAGATACTGATGCATACTTCTTAACAACCGACGTACCTAACGGTATGAAACACTTCGAGCGTACAGCATTGACAACATCTATGGATGGTGACTTTGACACAGGTAACGTACGTTACAAAGCTCGTGAGCGTTACTCATTCGGTTGGTCAGATCCCCTCGGTATGTGGGGCTCACAAGGTGCTTAATTAATTAAGTACTTTCTCTCCTCGAGAACCCAGCTTCGGCTGGGTTTTCTTTTACCTATAACTAATGGTTTTCTTTATAGTTTTTCTTTTTAATATCAATACAATACATATATCAGCTATGCTGAAATTTAAAAAGAAGGAGAATCATTATGTGGACAACACCATCAGCAACAGAAATGAGATTTGGTTTTGAAGTAACAATGTACGTATGTAACAAGTAATCTTTAAATCAGGTTCGCGAACGAGGGGCTATAAAGCCCCTTTTTTGTTGTATAATATCTATAAATAGCGTATGATTTAATTATCTGGGAACATCCAGCTTATCAGACTGCCCCAGCAGACGCATACACGACGGATAAGCTTAACTTTGTATGGAGAAATTCAAATGGCAACAACAACCTTTTCAGGTCCAGTCGTTTCAGACAATGGCTTTCAAGGATCAACTTCAGGCGCAGTTACTGCATCTTCATTCGTTGCACCAGCTCAAACAGGCTTAGCAGCAGCGTTAGTTGATGAAGACAACGCGTTAAATACTACTGGCAAAGTAGCAGGTAAACAAATTACAGACCTAGATGATGGCTTAATTTATACCGCTACAGGTTCTGGTGTTAATGATGATTGGGTCGCTTCTGACGGATCAACTTCAGTAACCCCTGCTTAATAGGAGATAACTATGGCGACTAACGGAGATATATGGGCAGTAACCCCATCCACAAGCGCTACCTATTACAAAGCATCAGCTTCTGTTGCAAGTGCTGGAGCAATACCACTATTAACTAACGATGCAGGTCCTAATGGAGTAGGCTATAAAATAAGCATTACTTCAGATGATACAGAAACTGCAACTTTTACAATTGTAGGTATTAAAGTAGGTGATTTAACAGGTAAATTTACAACTGAGGTTGTAGCAGGTCCTGACACTACTACAGTACTATCAACAAATTATTATGCTTATGTTGAAAGTGTAACTATATCCGCAGCTTCAGTAGGAGCTATTAGTATAGGCACTTCAGGCTCATTAGCTTTACCTAGAACTCGTGTAAAAGGGTTTTACTATG